ACCCCGACATTGATCTGGTGGTGATGCTGCGCCCAACCATGAGCGCCAGCCTGTACGTACAAATGGCTGGCCGTGGAATGCGTATCAAAGAACACATCGACCATTGCCTAGTGCTGGACTTTGCCGGAGTGGTTGAGACGCATGGCCCGATCACCAACGTGCAGCCACCCAATAAAGCAGGGACAGGGAACGGTGAAATGCCGGTCAAACTTTGCACGGAGTGCCATGAACTATGCGCCATATCAATCAAGGTATGCCCATCCTGTGGCCACGAATTCCCACCATCGATACCAAAGCCATTGACGCTGCGTCACGACGATATTATGGGCATGGATGCCAAAGACATGATTATTACCGGCTGGAACTGGCGCAAGCACATCAGTAACACCAGCGGCAAAGAAATGCTGGCCGTCAGCTATTATTCAAAGAATCTATCCGACCCATCGATTACCGAGTACCTGCCACTTCGCCACGATGGTTATGCTGGCGACAAAGCGGTCAGAGAGTTAGCCAAGATGGCCAATGCGTCGGGTGTCGGTAGCCGTGAATTGTTTGCAGTCGGTGTAACTAAGCTAGACCAGATTGCTACGTACATGAATCATGGCAAGCCACCTACCACCATTGCATACAAAAAAGAAGGCAAGTTTTATCGCGTCTTATCAAGGAAATGGAATGACTGAACGAATCCCAACCGAGCATGAAGAACAACGCGAAGTCGTTAAATGGTTTCGCCAGACGTACAAAGAAATACGCATCTTTGCAATACCAAACGGCGAGAAACGCACACTTGGGGTAGCTGCTCGATTAAAGGTTGAAGGCGTTAGCGCAGGCGTTCCCGATCTATACGCACCAGCATGGCGGTTGTGGGTTGAAATGAAACGAATCAAGATCAGCCCACCACAAAAAGATTGGCACACATACTTGCGAGGCATTGGCGACACGGTGTTGGTGTGCAAAGGAGCAGAAGAAGCGAAAGAGCAAATAATAAAATTTAGGGGGGAGAAATGAATCACAAACTTTTAAAAATGCTAAACGAAGCAGGATTTGAGTTTACGCCTGACATCATGAATAAGCTGCCAGCGTTTGAAAATTTGGTTTGGTTGGAGCGGGAGGAATGCGCGAAAACTGCCGAAGCGGTTGTGCCACGACATACAGAATGCGGTAACAAGATTGCGGGAGCTATCCGAGCAAGGGGGCAATCATGACCACCAAATTCTGCACTAGCTGCCAAAGCACTCGCGACTTAGCTGGCGGTGAATTTCGCAAAACCAGAACGAGTGGCCGCTGGATTTGCGCACCATGTTTAGCGCATAAGACTGAAAGCATTTACTTGAATCGGTCGGGGAAAGTGGCTGATGTAAAAATGATTATGGAAAAACTATATAAGAGGGCGGCATGAGTGACGAAGTTAATAAGCCAGCACATTATACCGATGGTGGCATAGAAACAATTGATTTTATTGAAGCTAAGAAGTTAGGCTTTAATCTCGGTAATGCGATTAAGTACATAAGCCGCGCAGGTAAAAAAGGTAATCGCTTGCAAGACTTACAGAAAGCTCAATGGTATTTAGCAAGAGAGATTAGCAAGGAAAGCAGCAGTGGATAAGTTCGCCCAAGCCACGACAGACCAGCTCTATTTCCGCGACCCTGCCATTGACCCGCCACCACGGGGGACAAGCATGCTGTTATTGAACCCTGGCGGCGTGTGTATTATCGGTGTGTGGTCGGATGACTGCATTGGCTGGTGTCCAAAACCGAAAATACCGAAAGCGTTGAAGGAGAAGCAATGAACCCAAAACTAATGGCCGCTTGGTTAGATGAAACAGCAACAGACGAGCGTCACAACGAAGCGGCTGCAATGATTCGACGTTTGGATGATATAGCGTCAGCAGCGAGAGAGATGGTAGTTGCTAGATCGGAAGTGCATAGTAAATCGGCGTATTCAGAATTAGTTGATCTTATTAGGGGTAAGAAAAATGACTGAACACAAACACGCAGCACTAATCAAAGCATGGGCAGACGGCGCGAAGATTCAAAAGTTTTCAAAGCGCAGTCAAAGATGGGAAGACACTGATAGCCCATCATGGAATGAAGACACCGAATATCGTTTGCGAACTGATTACACAATTGAGCTAAACGCGCACATTTTGAACAATGAATTGTTTATGGATGTCGCCGCTCGATTCCCCAATATTTCGTTAGTCTTTGATGCAACGACTAGCGAATTAAAGTCTGTTGAAATGATTACTTGGAAAGGCAAGAAATGAAGAAAACACATTGGGCTGAATTAAACGCTCGCTTATCGACACTTACAGAAAAACAAGTGTACGTATTGCTGCAAACTGAATTGGATACGTATCGCAGAGCGTCGTATCTAAATCGTCTGCATCAACGCTATTGCGCTTTACGTGATGCAAGAGAACGCAAAGAAATACTAGCGAAAGCACTCGCATGAACTGTAAAGAGTGCGGCGCTAAAACTTACGTAACTTGGACGCAAAAGCAGCCAGGCGGCGTTAGACGGTTGCGTAAATGCAACAAATGTGGCTTTACTGCTTATACCGGCGAAGTTTGGTTGGCTTTGTTACCGCCACCCGAACCAAAACCTATCTATACTAAAGAAGAGGTAGCCTTAGCAAAACGTAAAGAAGTCTCTACACGAAGGAAAAATGAAGACCGGAGGAAAACGAATGAAGAAACATAACGACATGAACCGAGGTGATCATTATGTCTATACGCCATCAACGACGGATGTAACGATTCGTTGGCGCGCTAACTATAATTGGACGCCGCCATCCGAAGACCCAAAGTATATGAAAAAATGGGCTGAATTTCGTATTCGATGCGCGCAAGGTATCGAACAGATCGTTAATCGTTAACGCCGAAGTGATTCGTACTGCTTGACGCACTGGTCTAAGGCTGCTTTGAGGCTGGCTGCGTCGGCACTGTACCCTGCAAGAAATTCTGCATCTCCTTTTGCCAGTTGCGCTCCGGTGGCTGCACTACAAGCGCCGGCGGAACCGGACACGGAACTGCCTTCGGCGGGGCGCTCTGGCCGGTTGCGCAAGCTGCCAAGAAGAATACGGTTAGTATCGGCCACTTTCTTAAGTTCACGGTCTTTTTCCTCACGTAGATGGTCAGCGCCTTGCTGTAACGCTTGCTCTTTCTCTCTGGCCAAGCGCATGTTCTCGGCGTACTCGGCCATCTGTTTGGCCTTCTCTTGATCCCATTGCTGGCGCACATACGCTTGACCTGCCGAGTCACCTCGATAATGGCCAACGCCGTAGGCGCCAGAAATGGCCAATAAAACGCCAATTAGAACCCAAGGATTCATCATTTAGGCGGTACTTTCGTGCCTTCTAGCTTCTTATGAACTTTAATCGTTTTGCAGACCTGCTTGCCTTTTTCGTCGTGGCAAACCTTCTTCATCTCACCACCGGCAAACGCAATAAGTGGAACAAACGCAATAAGTGCAATAAGTGATTTCATCATTCGATCTCCGGTTGTGGTGCAGGTGGTGGGGCAGGTTTGCCATTGAATCCTAGAACGACAGGCGCAGCCGCTGCTACAGGCTCAATCGTTGGCTCTACGCGCTTGGCTGGCGTTATAGGCGCTGGCGTAGTTGGCGGCGTAGGCTTCATCGCCTCTTCGCGCTCCTTGGCCGTTGACAAGCCTGGCGGCACGAATTGATCTTTGCCTTTGACAGCAATCAAGGTTGCCAGCGCGCCGAGAATGTACTTACTCATGTCTGACAGCAATAGGAAAAACTGTTTATCCGCTGGAGCCATGCCGCTCATTGGTTGTGTCACAAATACGACCGAATACATGGAAAGCGATGCCATCATCATCAAGATAAGACAGAAACAGATACCAATGGCAAACTTTAGCCAAGCATTGAGATTTTCTTCGGTCATTTAGTCACCTTTTCCGGTTGCGTGACATCTTCAGGGCACGTACCAGTTGCAGTGCAAATGGGCGGCTTACATTCGGGCGTATCCCAATTCTTAGGGTCTTGGCAAGGATACCTAAAACGGTCTTGACAAGCATTAAGCACCAAGCACATGAAGAGCATGCTCATAATGCTTTTTACGATCTTCGAGTCCAATGGTGCCTCCATTTATGCGCTTAGTTAATGTAACTAGGTCAGATTTATCTGCCCATTGATTCAAGCCATTTGTTTCCCAAAACCAGCAAGCGCTCTGCGCTGCGCCTTCAAACGTGGCCAAGTATTCTGGCACTTCGTCAATCTTTAATGGGCGACCATCCACCTCAATAGAATCTGCAAAGGATTGATAGTTTGACCGACCAGTAAGCTGGATAAGACCACGGCCACAAAAGCGATAGCCATCACCGCTAGACTCATCACCGTTGCCCATGCGGTTAGCGTAAATACGGTTTGCGATAGCCTCTTGCTTATTAGGCCGCGCACAATACTGTTGAGCAATAACGTCATCTGGGAAATATTTAGGAAAAAGTCTACGTAATGATTGTGGTTTGTAATTCAGGTTTTCTTTAAGTGCCGTAAACCCGCCAGACTCATGACTGCATTGCGCTATAAAAGCAGCGATACGATGAGGGGTATCAATGTCATAGTCAGGAAGCAATTGAGACAAAGCATGATGCCAATGTTCGACATATTTATTCTTTGGTAGTAACTGTTTCAGTTGGCTCTGGGTTAGCATTTTTTTCCTCTAATTCACGCATCATCAGTTTACGTATTCTGCGCATACGGTCAACTTCAACTATTGCCGCATTGGTCGCATTGTTGGCGTCCATGATTGCTAGACCAACTAATGGCAGCGCGATACACAGCATAAGCACCATCGACAGTAGGCAAATTAATAGTACCCAAGGGATGTTGTCTTGCTCGTCTTTATCAGGATTAGGACGCTGATTAGCCATATCGTTACGAACAGAACCGCGCCAAACCATGTCGCATTTTCCTTAAACTTTCTAATCATGCGCCGCCGTTTAGCGGCAGCAAGTTGTATGACTCGGAGTTCTTCTGCATTAGCGACACGTTGTTCCTCTTGAATTTGCTCCCACATCTTCTCAAACCTGGTAAACAAATCCCCCAATTCAGGCGGCGCATTAAACGTCATCTCAGTTCGTATTTCAGCATACATTGCTGATAGCCTAGTTCGTATTAATACGCGACGTAATGCGCGACGCCCAACCGATTCCTCACCTTTGTAGACCTTTTTTGAGTCGCGCTCTTCTTGCAAAAACAGATTCTCAATAGAATCATACGCATCTAAAAACTTACCCAAATGTTCGCCAATGTCGCCTAACG